ATTGGGAAAATTTATCGGATAATGAAAAGTATTTCGTTAAGAATGTATTGTCATTCTTCGCGGCATCGGATGGTATTGTCAATGAGAACTTGGCGGAAAACTTCCTAAAAGAAGTTCAATATCCGGAAGCTAAATTTTTCTACGGATTCCAATTAATGATGGAAAACATACACGGATTGATGTATTCATTATTGATTGACACTTATGTTTCAAATCCAAAAGAAAAAGATGAATGTTTCCACGCAATCGATAGATTACCTGCAGTTCAAAAGAAAGCTAATTGGGCTTTGAATTGGATTAAAGACGCGTCATTCCAAGAACGATTGGTAGCATTTGCGGCAGTTGAAGGTATCTTCTTTTCAGGGTCATTCTGTTCAATTTTTTGGTTAAAATCAAGAGGACTTATGCAAGGTTTGTGTAATGCTAATTCATTGATTTTTAAGGATGAGAACTTACATTGTGATTTCGCGATTCATTTATTGAACAATCATATCGAGGATAAACCAAGTGAAAAGAGAATCAAAGAAATTTTATTATCAGCGTTAGAAATTGAAAAAGAATTTATTACAGAATCTTTACCAGTTTCACTTATTGGGATGAATTCAAACTTGATGAAACAATATCTTGAGTTTGTTGTTGATGGACTTTTGGTTAAACTTGGTTGTAAAAAAGAATTTAATGTTGAACAACCATTTAAGTTCATGGAACAAATCGCGGTTGAAACTAAAGGTAATTTCTTTGAATCAAGAACTATGGAATACCAAAAAGCAAAATTGAACGAAACTATTACATTTACAGAAGATTTCTAAACAAAACATAAATTATGATGTCATTAAGAATTAAAAAAAGAGGTGGAGACGATGCGCCGTTTAACCCACAAAAAATTTACAACAGAATTAAAAGAGCTTCGAAAGGATTGAGTGTTAATTCTGACGAGATTTTTATAAAAGTAATAACTTCAGTCCCAACTGAAGGTTTGATTACCACTAAAGAATTGGATAAACTTGTTTATGAAATTGCCGCGGCATATACGGGTAGTCACCACGACTACTCAAGACTCGCATCATCAGTTGCTATTTCAGCGTATCATAAGGAAACTAAAGATAGTTTTTCGGAAACCATGATGGAATTATATGATTTGGGTGTCGTTAACGAAAAACTAATCGATGTTATTAAAAATTATGGACCGGAGAAAATTGACGAGGCGATTAATCATGAAAATGATTATAATTTTGATTACTTCGCTTGGAGGTCATTACAGGAGATGTATTTGTTAAAAACACCTGAAGGTAAAGTGGTAGAAAGACCTCAACATATGTATATGAGAGTTGCTTTGTGGGTAACAAACACCTATGAAGAAGCTATGGATTATTATAAGTCATTGTCAACTCAATTGATATCACCGGCAACACCAATCATGATTAACTCGGGAACCAAAGTTCCTCAATTGGCATCATGTGTATTACACTATAATAATTCAGATTCTCGTAATGGATTGTTGGATACTTTGAATGATATTTCAACATATTCTTCAGACGCTGCGGGTATTGGATTGTCAATGTCTAACATTAGAAGTAAGGAAAGTAGAATTAATACTTCAGGAGGATTCGCCGGAGGACTATTAAAGTATTTGAAAATTGTTAACGAGTCTCTAAGATTCTTCAATCAACAAGGTAGGAGACCTGGTAGTGCCGCCATTTATTTGGAACCATGGCACAAAGATATCATAGACTTACTAGAAATTAAGAAAAACACAGGTGCTGAAGAATTGAGAGCAAGAGATTTGTTCACCGCAATATGGATTCCGGATAACTTTATGAACGCGGTTAAGGACAATGGTGATTGGTATTTATTCTGCCCTAATGACATCATCAAGGCGGGAATTAAACCACTTCAAGAGTGTTATGGTGAGGAATATGAATCAAACTATAACAAAGCGGTTGAGATGGGTCTTGGTAAGAAAATTAAAGCACAAGACATTTGGACAAAAATTGTTGAATCTCAAATCGAAACGGGAGTTCCTTACTTATGTTCTAAAGACAGTGCAAATAGAAAAACAAATCACCAAAACATTGGTGTTATCAAACAATCTAACCTCTGTAATGAGATTTATCAGTTTACAGACGAAGAAACCACGGCAATATGCACATTGTCATCAATCGTGTTGAAAAACTTCATTAAAGATGGTAAATTTGATTATAATCTTTTGATTGGTGAAGTTAGAAAAGTTGTAAGAGCTTTGAATAATGTGGTAGATAAGAACACATATTCAACTGAAAAAGGATTGAAAGGTGGATTAGAACAAAGAGCAATTGCAATTGGAACCCAAGGATTGGCGGATGTATTTTATTTGATGGATTACATTTTCACATCAGAGGAAGCGAGAATGTTGAATAAAAATATATTTGAGGCAATATATTTTGCGGCGGTAACTGAAAGTATGGAATTGTGTAAATCAGGAGTTAGAACACCTTACAAATATTTCGAAGGTTCTCCGATGTCAAAAGGTGTATTACAATTTGATATGTGGGGATTGACTGAATCTGAATTATTTTTAGATTGGAGTTTATTGAAAGAAGATGTTAAAAAATATGGGGTGTGTAACTCTTTATTCACGGCACAAATGCCGGTTGCGTCTTCAGCTAAGATTACAGGTTCTTTTGAAATGACCGAACCGGCTCACTCGGCATTGTTTAATAGACGTGTTGTTGGTGGGGAGATTTTAATTGTAAACAAGTATTTAATTACCGATTTTGAAAAGATTGGTATTTGGAACGAAGATTTAAAAAATGAAATTATCATGAATGAAGGGTCAATTCAAAATATTAACTTCAATAATTATCTTGACCCTGAAGACAAAAATTATACCAAAAAAGTTAAAAGAACCGAGCATTTGATTAACAAATATAAAACTATATGGGAAATATCTCAGAGAGAGTTGATTGATATGGCGGCAGACAGAGCACCATTTATTGACCAATCACAGTCAATGAATATTTATATGTCAAATCCAACATTATCAAAAATTACATCATCTCACTTCCATTCGTGGTCGAAAGGATTGAAGACTTTGTGTTACTATGTTAGAACTAAGGCAATATCAACAGGTGCAAAACATTTGGCGGTAGACGTATCAAAAATACAACAACCCAAAATTAAACCTGAAACTCCAAAGGTTGAAATATCTGAAGTGATTAACAAACCTGAAGATAGTCAATTTGAATGTTTTGGTTGTTCATCTTAAAATAAAAATCCCAACAATTAGTTGGGATTTTCTTTTTTTATCTATTTATAAGAAAAAAATAGAACTATATATTTATAATTATGGCAAATGGTGTAACATATGGTATTAATTTTCCGTTTAGGGATTCCGTAAAAGGGAATTACCTCCAATTAACGGAACTGCAATCAGAAGAAATTAAGGCTGACTTAATTCATTTATTATTAACTCGAAAGGGTTCAAGATACTTTCTCCCTGAATTTGGGACAAGGTTATATGAATTTTTATTTGAACCATTTGACAACTTGACTTTTAATGCCCTTGAATCTGATATACGAGATGCAATTGAGAATTTTATGCCAAACTTAATAGTTAATAATTTATCAATTACACCTGCAGACCCACAAGAAGAAATTGATATCGCAACCGGACAAAATATTGTTGGTAGTAGCGAATCTTCAATATATAGATTTCCCGGTAAAGGAACATCAGAATATACCGCAAAAATTAGAATAGATTATTCTACCAATGGTTCAACATTCGGTCAGAGTGATTTTGTTATCATTAATATTTAAATAGTATGGCAAATAATAGAATATCATATAGTAGTAGAGATTACCAATCGATAAGAGCCGATTTATTAAATTACGCCCGAACTTATTATCCTGATTTGATACAGGATTTTAATGATGCTTCGATTTTCTCGGTATTTCTTGATTTGAATGCCGCGGTTGCGGATAATTTACATTATAATATTGACCGAAGTATTCAAGAGACCGTATTACAATACGCACAACAAAGGTCGTCAATTTATAATATCGCCAGAACTTACGGTTTAAAATTACCGGGTCAAAGGCCGTCAGTGGCATTAGTTGATTATTCTATAACGGTTCCTGTTTTTGGGGATAAAGAAGATGAACGATATCTTGGAACATTGGCAAGAGGTTCCCAAGTTGTTGGAGCAGGTATTGTTTTTGAGAATGTTTATGATATTGATTTTGCGTCACCATATAACGCTCAAGGATTTCCAAATAGATTGAAAATACCAAATTTCAATGCAAACAATATATTAATTAACTATACGATAACTAAAAGAGAAATTGTAGTTAATGGTATTACTAAGGTGTTCAAACGAGTAATCGGAGCTAATGATGTTAAACCATTTTTTGAATTATTTTTACCTGAAAAAAATGTTTTAGGTATTACAAGTGTTTTACTAAAAAATGGAACTAGCTATACTAATATACCGACAGTTGCTGAGTTTGTGGGGTTAGAAAATAGATGGTATGAAGTAGATGCTTTGGCGGAAGATAGAGTGTTCATTGAAGACCCAACAAAAGTGTCTGACCAACCTGGAATTAAAGTGGGAAAATACATTCAAACTCAAAATAGATTTATTACTGAATATACACCTGAAGGGTTTAAGAAAATGACATTTGGAGGTGGAACGAATACCGCTCAAGACCAATTAAATCAATTTACAACTTTAGGGACAACATTAGAATTACAAAAATATTCAAACAACTTTTCGTTAGGTTCAACCTTAACTCCTAATTCGACATTGTTTATTCAATATAGAGTAGGTGGAGGATTGGCAACAAATTTAGGTACAAATGTTATTAACCAATTGGGTACTGTCTCATTTTTCGTTAATGGACCTTCAGAAACAACAAATTCATCGGTAGTTAATTCATTAAGCTGTGTTAATGTGACCGCGGCAGTCGGAGGAGCAGGAATACCATCATTAGAAGAAATTAGAAATTATGTTTCATTTAATTTTGCAGCACAAAAAAGAGCGGTTACGGTTCAAGATTACGAATCATTAATTAGAAACATGCCTGCACAATTCGGAGCACCTGCAAAAGTTTCCATAACTGAAAACGACAATAAAATATTAATCCAAATATTGTCATATGACACTTCGGGAAAACTTACAAATGTTGTGTCGAATACCTTAAAACAAAATATTGCCAATTATTTATCAAACTATAGAATGATGAATGATTATATTTCAATATTCAGTGCAGAAGTTATTGATTTAAGTATGGATATCTCAATTGTCCTAGACTCCGCACAAAATTCAGGGCAAGTTATTGCAAGTGTTGTAGATAAAGTATCAGCATACTTAAATCCTCAAACAAGACAGTTAGGTCAAAATGTGTATTTATCTGAGGTTAGAAGTTTAATTCAAAATACAAATGGAGTTCTTACAGTTGCGGGTATTGACACATTTAATGAAGTTGGTGGTCAATACTCTTCCGAGGAAACATCAATGACATACTCTAACGAAGAAACAAAACAAATAGAACCTGTTGATGATACTATTTTCGCGCAACCTTCACAAGTATATCAAATTAGATACCCAAATAAGGATATTAGAGTCTCTGTTAAAAATTTCCAATCAGTAACTTTTTCATAAGAAGTTTATTTTATATTGATTTAACTTATTATTTAATGGTGTGTGAGTTTTTAAAAACATCACATAAACTATTTATAAATAAAGAATTTTGATGGGACAATCATATAGAATAAGAACCGAGTTAGGAGTTAATAAATCAATTAATGTAGAGCTTGAACAACAATTCGAATTTTTAGAGATTTTATCACTAACATTACAACAAGAAGATATATACACTAAAAGTTGTTCACAATATGGTGTTGTTGTTGGTAGAGTAACTGCAAATAATGGATTTGGAATTCCAAATGCAAGAGTTTCTATTTTTATCCCAATAGATTCTGTTGATGAATCAAATCCAATTATAAGTAGTATTTACCCTTATAAATCACCTAGTGACAAAAATGAAGATGGGTACCGATATAATTTATTACCTTATGAAAAATCATATTCAGTTCATGCCGCAACCGGAACTTTACCATCAAGGTTAGATGTATTAACAGGAGATACCGCGGTTCAAATATACGACAAATATTATAAGTATACTGTTAAAACTAATGAAAGTGGGGATTATATGATTATGGGAGTCCCTCAAGGGAATCATACCTTAGTTATGGATGTTGACCTTTCAGATATTGGTGAATTTTCATTGTCTCCACAAGATTTAATACGAATGGGACTTGCCAGTGAAACTCAAGTCGCTGGAAATAGATTTAGAAGTTCAAATGATTTAAATTCATTACCTCAAATTATTAATATTGTTAAAAATGTTGAAGTATCACCACTTTGGGGGGACCCTGAATTGTGTGACATTGCGATTAATAGAGTTGATTTTGATTTACGAGATGACGCAAATGTTGATATTCAACCTACCGCAACTTTTATGGGGTCAATTTTCAGTATTAATGATGATATGAGAGTTAGGTATCGTGAATCGATTGACGATGATTTAGGAAACCTATGTGGGTTAATTGCAGGACCTGGTAGGATATTAGCAATAAGACAAACCGTGTACCAAGATGAAGACGGTAATCCTGTTTTAGAACAATATCAGTTAGAACAATCGGGTAATATTATTGATGAGAATGGTGTTTGGTTGACGGAACTACCAATGAATTTAGACTATTACATAACAAACGAATTTGGTGAGAAAGTATTATCTAACGACCCTACTATTGGAATACCAACAACAGGTAAATATCGATTTAAAATAAAGTGGGAGCAATCTACAGGATTATCTGAACAAGTGAAAAGACCTAATTTTCTTGTACCAAATATTAAAGAGTATGGGTGGAGTAATCCAAATCTTGACCCTTTGTATGATATGGGTAATAATCGAAAAAAATTAGCAAGTTCATATTATTTTGGATTATCTTGGAGTGGTTATACTGATGGAATTACAGACCCAAACGAAAAATTCGAGAAAATTCAAGAAATAATTGATTGTGAAGATACGTTTTATCAATTTGGGTATAATAAAGTTTATACAATATCACAACTTATTGACCAATACAAAGACGGAAACAGAGGACAATTTATAGGTATTAAAGAAATTGATAGTAATGATTGTAGTGCAACAATAAATAAATTTCCTGTTAATGAAGGGTTTAGGAATTTTGACTTTTTGTTTTTTTTATTTTCTTTTATACTTCAAATAATACAATTAATTATGGTGCCAATAATATTAATAATACGTATTGTATTATTTTTATTTTGGTTAATCACTAGAGTACTTTGCGCCATATGTGGAATAGGTATTTCTGTTGGGTTTGTTAGTATTTATCCATTCAGATGGTTATGTACTGAATTTGGTATTCCTTGTAATAATATTAATACTGATATAAGTTTAGGTATGTTAACATATCCGGCATGTCAAAGTTGCGAATGTAGTTCTACTGCAACACCTGGCCCTCCTGATGATAGTGAAAACCCAAATGTGACGAATGCGTCTGGATTTTTAAGTTATCTATCATATCCTCCTTATTTTTTAGGTGCTTGGGAAAATGTTGTAACTACAAATAACCCTAACTATAACAGTGAAAGTATAGATAATTATACATTAATATTATCACAAGCGACCTCAGGATTTGAAAGAAATAGAAACGATGATACAAAATATAAATTACCAATAGCGTTCGATTACAAACGTGTTGATGTAGAGTGGCTTACAACTTTTTCATTAAATTTACCGTTAGGTGAACGGGTAAACATTTTTAATCAAAGACAAAGTTTTTTTAGTAATTATAATAAAATAAAAGTTACTTTTGCGAAAGATAATAATATAGGTAAATTCCATTATGATAATACGATAACCGTACTTGCGAATACAAATCAAACTTATAATGCCGGAGATTTACTTACATTTGTTTCTCAGTCTAAAACTCAAGATAAAAATTATTTATATAGTGCAACAACAGCAAGTGGGGGAGAAGTGTTTAGTATTAGTGGGGAATCTAAATACCCGGCAAGTATTGTGGTTAATTATGCTAATACTCAAAACACGACTTCTTCGGAGACATACTTATTACCTCCAATATCAACCATTCCAAATTACTCAGGAATAACTCGTAATATATATCCTGCGGATATTGAATACTATCAAGTATTAACCGCGATAACAATATCACAGGCAAAAACTATTTGGACTACTGGTACTACTCACTCATTTCCTAATATTATAAATGAACCATCAACAATTAATGTTGTTAAACAAACAGGTGTTAATGTTTTTGGTGCTCCTGTTTGGGGGCCATATAGTGCGATTACGATAAACCCTATTGAATATTATGATAGTTATGAAGACCAAGTAATACTAATACTACAAAGAGGTGTTGACCCATATTCACCAAAATTAAATAATGAATATGATGTAAGTTTAATTTTTGGACAACCATTTGGAACACTTGTTTTTACCGCTAGCACAAGATTTAATATACCGATACAGCCAATATCATCTTCAAGCTCTATTTCAGTACAAAGTTATCCATCCCAAGATAATATTTTTTACTCTTCACAGTTTTTTACACCGGGAATACCATCAACAACACTACCCGGACTTCAATTTATCGCCTATACCACAAGT